ATCTAATCGAATTAGCAATTGCTACGATTGGTATTCTTGCGGTGATTACTATGTTTATACCAAAAGAATCTTGGCTCGGTAAATCACTTGGAATTTTTGGAGAACTATTCGGTTTTCTAGGCAAATTATTCAGCAAAAAATAACAATGAAAAAACTATTATTACTACTATTATTCATCGCAACAATGGCTAATGCTGAGGTTGTTCAACCTCCACCACCAACGCTTGAGTTAACTACTATTACTCTATCTCAATTTGATTTGGATATAAAGGCACGTTCATACTTAAGGCCTGATGGTAGTATTACTATTGATGATGGGGAATACGCTTATGATTTAGCAACATTTACTGTCGATACAAGCGGAGATTACACAATTAGAAATACATTTTTTAACGCACTATATGTTGGAGTAGATAACGATTATACCCAAGGGAATGATACACTTATTGCTCCTAATACACCATCTTGGATGGCAGACACAATGATTTATGTTTATGATGAATTACCAAATATATCTACACCAGAAAATCCATTATACTTTGCAGATAACGATGATAATGATAACTATGAGGGAGAAAACGCTGACGGAGATTTATTATTTAGTTTAACAGGTTCTCTTACAGCTGAAACAGACTATTGGGCGATCATTACAACGTATGACCCGAAGGTAGTGGGCTTTGGTAATTTAGAGATTACTGGCCCAGGCGCAGTTGATATTAGAGCAGTTATACCAGAACCATCAACATATGCACTATTAGCAAGTTATTGTTTGTTTTTATATGTAGCAATTAAAAGAAGAAAATAATGTATGAGACAGTTTCTTTTATTATGTTGTTTGGTAACCTTAGCTTTTGGATTAGGTGTTAATCAAGAAATAAACTTTTTTACTCGCGCTTTCTATGATGATAATATCTTTATGAAAGCAGATGGTAGTGAAACAGTAGATAGTTTTTATCACTCCCATAATATTACATATAAAGGAAAGCTATTTCGAGAAAGGGTTACGATTAATCCTGCGATAGAATTTCGTAAAAGAACAGCTGATAAACAATCATTTATTTTTGGTTCTATCAAAGTTAAAGGCGAGAATGACTTTGGCCCTAGGTTAAATGTCAAATCTACTAATTCATTTAGTCATTCCGAAAGAGAGCCTTCAGATTTTGTAGATGCGTCAGTAAATCCTGCGGATAGTATGGATGTAAGTTTCTTTACATATAAAGGAAAGACTACAATCTCTTGGCAAAATACTTACCTTAACAAAGTTAGGTATAGCTACGAAAGTCATCTTAAACAGTGGTCAGATAATCTACCACTTGGTAATGATTTAACAAATGGCGACTTTATAAAACATACACACGCGTTAACACTTGAAAGAATCCACAATAAACGATTTATTTCTGAAGTAATAGGCACTTGGTCTGATTTAGAGTATAACGGTAACAGAGGTGGATATGATTCACGTACACTAACAGGTCAATTAACATACGTGCCAAATGGTTATACGGTCATTAAAGGAATGTATGGTCAACATTTTTCAGAAATTCTAAATCAAGCGGGAAACGTGTACTCGAGCAGTCGGCCTGTTTATGGCGCAAATGTAACATTCTTTACTCCTCGTGGCACAACTCTGGGATTTAATTTAATTTACGATGTATCTGATTCTGGCGCTGGTTATTGGAACGCAAAAGAGAACCGCAAAGCAATGGTTATTGCTAAATACCCATTTACACCAAAAACAGAAGTTTCATTTATGGGATTGTGGATGCAGACAGAATACTTTGCTGAATACAATCGTTACGAAGGTGTTAATCTTGAAAGAAAAGAAGATATTTTTGTGTCAAGCATAACTTTTACTTGGAATTACAATCGTAACCATTACGCTGAAATAGGATACCAAGGAATGCATCTATACAATAAAGATGCAGATGTATTTAAAAATAAAATATTTGTTGGTTATAGACTGAAGTTTTAAATTTGTATAAATACTAGTATACAAAATGATACGAAACTCACAGATTCGTGAAGCGTACGAGGCGAGTACTCGAGGTAATCGCACATATAACTTAGTATGTGCTGACGGCACTAATATCTTTAGTGGAAAGAATAGAGTAAATCCAAGACAAAGACCTACCCGCCCGCAAACACATTTGACGATCCGGCCGCAACGCTAGTACAACCAGATATAGCGTCGCCGACTCGACCACAACCTTTGTTATTGATAAAGACTGTGCTCGAACCTGAAGCAATTGGCGCAGAGTGACCAGGACAAGGAGCACCAGGAAGCTTATGACCAGTGTTGACGTCACCTTGCCTAGAGATTGGTATTTTATTTGCAAATACATTTGGTGAGCCTACTGCTCTGACCATACCCGAACAATGGGTCACATCTGCATCTCCTATTCTTGTTACTGCTGGCATAATACTATTTATGGATAATACGATTTTATAGTATTCTTAGGTACAGACTCATCAAAATTTACAGTTTGTGATAATGTATATGTCAATGATTTTATACTATCTCTAACCACACCTTGTTCGTGCTCTGTTCTAGTCATTGAAGTAACTGAACTTACTTGGGTGTGATAATAAACTTTTATATTATATTGTACTACTACAGTAAGAGGCGGAAATGATTTATAAGAGTAAAGAGTTTGCGGAGGCGTAGTTGGAATACTAAGAACATCATTTGTAACAGTTGGTTGAACGACTTTTCCTTGTGCAGCTTGAGTAGGATATTTTTCTTTTAATGCTTTAAAACCTTCTGCAGTTAATGCTTCATCACTCGTAATCAACTCTTCTTCAAAGTATTTTATTTCTGTACCGAATACGCCACTATAGAAGCCACTCAATGTAACAGAAGAATCTGTTTCAGTTCTAGTTAATCCATCATTTAGAGAGCCAGTCACAGGATCAATGAAAACACCAATTGGCACCTCGTCTAGTCCAGTGGCCGCATCCGCTTCTCCTGTTAATGTAACCGTCTGTGAAAAATTTGACAATTCAATTACTGGAGATAATTTTTGTTCTTCGCTAATTACCACTTTCGTATTTATAAAGGAGAGTCGGGTGGACTATTAAGAACAGCATCGAGAGCATCTCTAAATAAACCACCTATTTGTTCACCTGTAAAATTTCTTATTGTTTGGTTAAACACAAATCTGTCTTTTCTATAAGCTTTTTCTGCAGCTGAATCAACG